GAGTTTCTGGAATAGTTACTTGACCACCAAAAGTTGCACCAGTATCAACTGCTAAAATACCAGCACTTTCATTATCACTTATTCTTAAGTTTGCACCATTTCCATATATATCCCATTTACCAGTACCACTTGAACCATATAATCTAACGTAATCACCAGAACTTGAACTGTTTGCTGTTATTATACCACTAAAAGTACCAGTTGTTCCGCTTATAGTTCCGCCAGTAACATTACCAGTCAAATCACCTGTAACATTTCCTGTAACGTTTCCAGTTACATTACCTGTAACATCTCCAGTTAAATCTCCAGTAACATTACCTGTTACATTCCCTGTTACGTTACCAGTTAGATTACCTGTAACATTACCTGTTAAGTTTCCAGTGAACGTAGTAAACGTTGCTGTTCCTCCTCCAGAAATATCATTAGTTCCCATAGCAATATTTCCAGTCATTGTTCCACCAGATAATGGCAAGTAGTTTCCTGCTGCTGTATCTACATAAGCAGTAGTAGCTACTTTAGCACTATTATCGTCTGCATTTTGTGTAGTAGCTGTTGTGCTAGATGCTATAACACCTGTTAAAGTTCCTTCTATATTAGCTACAAGAGTTCCTATAGCATATCCACTATCGCTAACATCAACTGTTGTTGTAGGTTCTGTTGTTAATCCTGTAAATATTTTAAATTTATTGTCACTTGCATCATTAAAAAAACCTTTATATTTTACGTTTGTTGATATGGCATATTTACCAAATAAACCAATATCTAATGTGTTAGCGTCATTATCTTTTGCTAGTTTTATTAAAGGATCTTCTACCGCTAAATCTGTTACGTTTAAATATGTTAATGTTCCATTAACTGTTAAATTACCAGAAACATCTAAATTTGCACCAACTTTTACGTTTCCATAAACATGAAGGTCATAGCTTGAATTAGGGGACGTTCCAATACCAACTTGGGTAGTAGACACATAAAAAGGAGAAACGTTCCCAAAACCGTCTGTAAGACGCTTAGGAGACGTTGTTATGTTTCCATTGTCATTAAACTTAACAAGAGATTGATAAGTATCTTTTATTTTAGTATTCGAAAGTGTAGCCATTATTCAAAACAAGTTGGTTGTGAATCGATATGTAATGTACTTTCGTTTGCTGTATCTCCAAAATTAGTGCTACAGTATATCTTTGCCCAATCTATTGTGTTTGCCATTGTCTTTCTTTTTTAAGTAAGTTAATAATTTTTTTACGTTAACCTCTTTAGGTTTGTAATTTCTCTTCTTTATATCACCCATCCGTGAAATCCTGTATCTTTATCTGGATATATATCTTGATCAGAATTACTATAATACTCGTCAAATTTAGAAGAGGCATTATAACTCATATAATCTATAAATCTTTGAGCATAGTATTCAGCAAAATCTCTTTCCTTTTGTATTAAAAAATCTATTTCTTCTTTGCTTGCGTTCTGACTGTTTTCTGAATTATGTTTATATACACCTCCATTAGATATAGAATAAGCTGCAAAAGGCAAGTATTCTACCATAGCAAAGTGTATAAGCATAGGTTGTATATAGTCATTTACTAAAGATAAGTAATCTCCTGTTAAATTGCCAGCTAAAATATCAGCACTTATTTTATCATACAAATCTGTACCTAAATAATTTTGTATATGTATCTCTTGTGCTAAATCAATAAACTGTATAAATTTATCTGTATCGACATTTGAATTTAATGCAGTGTTTTTGACTAAATCTGATCGTTTTATAAATAGTGCTTTTGCCATTATTCTTCTGTATTTATTGATTCGTCTTCTATTATTTCACTATCCTCTTTTTTAATACCTGTTTCTTTTTCTATCTCTGCATCTGTAATTGCATTAGTAAGATCAGTAAATTCTAAAGGTTGTAGTGTTTTAAAGTATATGTCTAATTCGATTCCGTTATACATTAATACTTTTTCTAATTCATCTAGTATAGTAACTTGCATAGGACGTATTACAGTGTTGTCCATAAGTAATGAAGCTGTTTGTAATTCTTCTGCATTATTACCTAAACCAGTATTATCTTTTATACCTACAAGCATAGGCGATACGATTCTGTGAGACACCATAACTTTTCTCATAGATTCATCACTAAGAAATTTATACTGCTCATGTGCGTCACTTAGTATGACTGGCTCAATACTTGCAGACAATTCTTTACTATCGTTAAACGCCAATATAAATCTACCAGCATTAGAAGAACCACTAAACTTTTCTTGAATGTTTTGTTCAATCATAGCTCTTTGCTCTTCTGTAGGAACACCATTATTAAAGTTTATAAGCATACTTGGAGCCAAGCCATTTTGTATATTATTTATATGATAGTTCGCTATCTCTTCTTCTAATTCTGCGTATTGTAAACCTCCTTGATAATCTACTGGAGAATAGTAATAAAATCCAGCTCTATAAGGTTTAATGTATAATATTTCTAATCCTGAGTTACTTGTACCAAAAGCAGGTATTCTTTTAGGTTGTGTCTTGAAAGTTATCTCTGACCAATCTTTAGCATAGTAATAACCCTTGATTTCACCCTTGTTATTTGCTTTCTCTGCCCTTAACGTCTCTACAGGTATATGTTCTACTTGCACAATCTTTTTCCTGTCCTTAGAATAGATTATTTGAATTGCAGCTTGTCCCATCATCTTATAGTCATAACATACTTTTTTCATACAAGATTTTGTAAACAGCTCTTTCATTTCTTCATACTCAGAAACTTTATCTTTACTGTCTACAGCATCTAATCCTTTACCATATATCATTTCTGCTATTCCGTTTACAGCAGCATTATTTGTAGCACTTCCGTTGTATCTATCTATAAGATAATTAAAGTAATCGTTGTCTTCTCCATACTCTACCCAATCTCTATTGTATTGTTCTTTTATCTCAGGTCGTGTATAAGATGACATATTGACTATGTGTATCTTTCCTTTTTCTACTTTAGGCAACGGTTTGCTATTATATCTTTTTCTTGCCATTTTATTTACTTTTTTCATATTATTACAAAATCATTATCGTATGAGTTTTCTGTAGTGTATTCTCCAGAGTGTACATCAAAGGTATTAAAATTAGTTTGATCTGTACAAAAAATAGAACCTCTATATATTATAACTGATCCATTCTTAACGGCAAATGAATAAAATCTGCCTTCTACTAAAGAGAAGCTACCTGTAATAGTCATATACCCATTAGAATTGCTTACGGATACTGTAACAGAACTTGTAGTTCTTTTAGATTTGTCGGTTAGTTCAAACGTTACTGAGCTTGGTGTACTTCTAGGTATTACCTTAAAACTCTGAGCGTCTGTAGATGTTGTTAATATTACCATATTATAAATAACAACAATACTTGAATTTGTTTTAATAAAAAAAGGGACGCCGAAGCATCCCTTTAATTAACCTAATTAAATTTAGTTCTTATGAATTAGAACCAGGTGTAATAGTAGAAACACCAGCATTTGTTAGTGTAGTGTCTACAGATTCAGTAGCAGAAGCTTTAGCAATGAAGTTAGCTGGTACTTTTTCCATACCAGTTAATGTAAGTGTATAACCACTTAAATCTCCCATAGCAGCTCCAGTTACTATTGTTCCACCAGAAACATCAGCACCGTTTTCTAATCCCATAACAAATAAGTTTTTGTTATAATCTTCAACAATTACATGAGGACGACCATAAGCCATAAGCTTAAGTTCTTTATTGTCTTCTTTAGTTAATTTGTGTAGTGTTAAATTTAATGTTTGTTCAAAGAACGTTGTACCGTTTTCTCTTGATGAAGTAATATTTTGCTCAAATGAAGAATTACCTTTAATTTCATATTTTAATATGGTTAATCCTGTACCTAATGTATCAATCACATCCTCATCTCCTGAGCCAGTTTCATATACAATAGTGCTAAAATCTCCAAAATCAGCAAAATAAACGTTTTTAATACCACCAACAACATCTTTACAAGGTTCTTTTCTACCTAATGTTAATTCGCAAGCCATAGTTTATTATTTTTATTAAAAAAAAGGGTAAGTAGGCACATACCCACCTACCCTAATTTTTGGTTAATTTAATTTATTAAGAATAAAGAACAATTTCTGATCCTATTCCGTACTGTACTCCAGAAGTAAATCTCATAACAACTCTTACGTTTTGAGAACCATCTAGGTCAGCCATGTCGATAACTTTTACTTCATTGTGGTCAGATAATAAACCAGTTCCAAAGAATAAGTTAGATTTTTGTGCAGCAACCGCCTTGTTGTCACCTAATCCGTTAGCAACAAATAATTTCACACCATCAAAAGATAATGCTCCATTTTGCCACCACATTGTACCTTGTCCTCCAACTCCGTTAGCTCCTATGTCAGAAACGTTTTCTGATCCAGCAGCGTTTTGTAGGATTCCAAATCCACCAAGTGCTCTTACATAAGCTCTAGCGATGTTTTGAGATACATAGATAAATAAATCTTCTTTTCCGTATAAAGCAGAAGGAATCGCATCAACGATAGCTCCTAATTGAGCAATAACGTTAGAAGATGTTACAGTTGCAGCAGCAACGTCAATAACGTCACCATCAGCACCTAATAAAGTAGTAAATCCATCGAATTCACCAGCATTAGCGTTAACACCTGACCAGATGTTGTTTTCTGTTTTTTCAGCAACTAATCCAGAAACGTGACCGATTAAGTAGTCACTGAATTTAGGAGGTAAGTTGTCAAAAGCAGAGTAACCCATTGATACAGCTTCCCAGTCAGATCTGAAATCTTTCTTACAAAGCTCTAAGTTTACTTGGAATTCTTCTGGTTGAAGAACTCTCTCAGTTAATGTAATAGCAGCAGTGTCAGTGAAATCACAAGTTGCGTCTTTGATTACGTTAGAATCAGTAGCAAGTTTTTTAATCACCTCTTTGAACTTTACATTTGGTTTAATTTCAATACCACCTTTGTCAAGCGTTACACCTGATAATAAAGCAGCAGAAATGTACTTACCTGCAAATTCTCCAGCGTAAGTAGTAGTAATTGATGTAGTAGTAGCCATTTTTAATTAATTTTAGTTTTTAGTTTATTTTAAATTAGCAATTCTGTTCATTACTCTATCTCTAGTGTTCATCACTCTGTTCTGAGCAAAAGAGTTAAAGTTTTTTTGTTTCACTTCCCCTTCTGGGTTGTGTGCAATCGGTTCTGACGCTGGTTCAGCAGATAATTTCTCTATCTCTTTTTCCATAGATAGTTTTTCTTCCTTGTAACCTAATTTCATCTCTTCGATCATTCCTTTTAGTTCAGAGATTTTAGATTCAAATTCGTCTCTTCCAACGTATTTTGTTTCGTCCATCTCAATTTCTTCAGAAACTTCCATCTCTGGAGCTTCTTCTTGTAACTCTTCAGATACAACTTCTTCAGAAGCTAAATCCTCTTTCTCTTCTTCGCAAGCACAGGCAAGCTCAGTAAGTTCTTGTGATTTTAGTTCTTCTTCTTTAATTTGTTCCGAAAGATTTACTTCTTCTTTCACCTCAACTTCTTTTACTTCATCTTTCTTAACTAATGATAGTTTTTCCATGATGTCGTTCAAAATTGATGTAGCTTTAGTGTTTTCCATAAATTTCGATTTATAAATTAATTTATTATTAACTAACTCAGTATTATAATGCTGTTAGATTTTTATGCTTTCTTTTGTATTATAAACCACTCAACACCGTCTGACCATACTTGTATACCTTCAAATTCTTTATTGATTACATAAGCGCTTGTAGAGCCATCTAATGTTTCAGAATTTATAGGTGTTAAATTTACTCTTGTTGAATTGCTAAACCCTCCATTAGAAATAAACCTCATAATTCTATTAGTGTTGTTTGAAGCAGAAGGTAAGTTTAAAGTCATAGTTCCGTTAGCTCCACTCCAAGATAATCTTATAAGCATAGAATCAGAATAAGTAGAATCTGATAAATTTACCGTCTCTCCATCAGATACCGTAATGGTGACAGGAACTAAATAGTTTTCTAAATGACTTACTGTAGCTTTTTTAGTTTCTCCTCCTTGTACTACAGCAAGTAAATCGCTTGGTTGAACTGATGATACTGCATTTAATTGTGATATTTTTTTACTCATTATTTATAATTTTATATTGTTACCGTTTTCTTGTAATATGTTTCCTCCTGACTCTAACAATAAAACACCTACACCTGATATATTACCTACACCTTGTGCCCTTAAAGTACCGTCACAACATTTTATTGAGTATGTTCCATTTTTACATAGGCACCCTCTCTTTTTATTCTTTGGAGATGTTCTTGAAACTGTTTCTTTACTTTTTGCCATTTAGTTATTGTTTAGGTACACAGTTAGGCACTTTTCTACCATCTTTATCTTTCATTCCTACTTGCTCATATCCAGCTTGACATGGATCATCGTCGTTTAAATCTAATTCACCAAGTTCTCTTAGTTTGCCTCTTGACCAGTTAAAACCTGCTTTACCA